TGAGGAACCCTCCCCCCGCATCGAAAAAGTCGCGGTCGCGCGTTGCGCGATTGAAGTACGACACGCCGACGTACCGTGCTGATCGGGCTCGGTTGCGTCGGTTGGTTGATGCTGGCGGTGTGGTGTGTGTTCGGTGTGGTGGGCTGATTGAGCCGGGTTCGGCTTTTGATGTGGGCCATGACGATTTGGCTCCGTGGCTGGTTCGCGGACCGGAGCATGTCCGGTGTAATCGGGCGACTTCGGGCCGGCGGAAGGATCGGAGGTCGCGGGAGTGGTGAGCGAGGAACTAGGAGAGTTGTTGAAGCTTGTTGGGAAGCGCGTAAGTGGTGTGGTTCTCGTCGACCGCCATGATGAGACATGGCAGGAGTTACGGGTCACCTGCGACGATGGGACGGAGGTCGTCCTTGAGACAGGGGATGCGGAGGGGTATTGCTCGTATCTCCGGCTGCCCCGCGACCCGGAGGACTACAAGTGGTAGCCGACCAGCTAGAGCAGCAGCTTCAGGAGTGGGAGCGGCGGCAGCCGGGTATCTCGAAGTCTGCCCAGGCGGGGCTTGCTTTGGCGCTCGCGGCGAAGATCGATGACCCATCGACGAATGCGACGGCTTTAAGCAACTGCGCAAACTCGCTTGACCGGGTGTTGGAGCGGATGGAATCGAATCTGCCGCCGTTGGTTGAGGGTGATGTGATCGACGAGATACGGGCGAAGCGTCAGCAGCGCCGTGCTGGGTAGATCTCGTCCGCGCGTCGAGTCTGTTCCGCCGTATACGAAGTCAGCGGGCAGGGATGTGGTTGAGCTTGCGGCTGCGTGCGGCCTCGAGCTTGACGATTGGCAGCAGTACGTTCTGACGCGTTCTCTTGGTGAGCGGGACGGGGCGTGGGCGTCGCCGGACGTGGGGCTGGTGGTGGCGCGACAGAACGGCAAATCGGCGCTGTTGCAGGCGCGGATGTTGGCCGGACTGTTTCTGTTCGACGAGAAGCTTCAGATTTACAACGCTCACTTGTACGCGTCGAGCATGGAGATGTTCCTTCGGATGAAGGGTTTGATCCAGTCGACGCCGGAGTTCCACAAGCGCGTGAAGACGTATGCGGGGGCGCATGGGTCGGAGCGGATCGAGCTCCACGACGGCCGGCGGCTGCTGTTCTCGTCGAGGACGGCCGGGACGGGGCGCGGTTTCACACCGGACGCATACTACTTCGATGAGGCAATGATGTTCAAGATGTCGTCCGCGACCGCGATGATCCCCGGACTGTCAGGCAAGTCGGTTACCGGTAGCCCGCAGCTTTGGTATGTCGGGTCGGCTGTCGACCAGGAAGTGTCCGGCGACGGGCTGATCCTGGCGGGGGTCAGGAAGCGTGCGCTTGCTGTTGGCGATCCGCGGCTGGCGTATTTCGAGTGGTCGGCGGACCGTCCGACGCCGGCAGATGTCGCCCCGGACGAACTCCTCAACGAAGAACTCCTCGCTGCGGCGAATCCGGCCCTGGGTACGCGCGTGTCGATGGATTGGATACGTGGCGAACTTCCGCTACTCGGCAACCGCGGCTTCGCCGTCGAACGGCTGACGGTGGGCGATTGGCCCGACCCGGACGCGGCATTGGAAACGGTGATTGACATGGAACGGTTCCTCAATCTCCAAGACCCTCACGCCCAGATGCAAGATCCGGTTGTGTTTGCGTTCGATTTGTCGCCTGATCGTTCGTCGGGGGCGATCTACGCGTCGTCGATGTCGCTGCTCGGCAGGCCGATGGTCGACAAGGTGAAACACGACCGCGGCGCTGGCTGGATCGTTCCCAGGGTTCTCGAGCTCGTCGATAAGCACAAGCCGCTCGCTGTTGCGTGTGACGGGGCGGGAGCGGCGGCATCGCTACTCATCGAGCTTGAGAAGGAAGGCGTCGATGTGTTTGCGGTTTCGGCGGCGGAGCATACGAAGGCGTGCGGCGCGTTCTACGACGCGGTGGAGGAGGGCCGGTTGACGCACACGGGGGATGTGGCGTTGGCGGCAGCGATCCGTGGCGCAACCACCCGTCCTCTCGGTGGTGCATGGGCGTGGAACCGGCGCACGTCCGCGGCGGACATCACCCCGCTTGTTGCCGCGACACTTGCGCTCGGCGTGTACCGCGAAAAGACAAACGAACGGCCGAAACCCGCCGCGAGGGTTATCAACCTCGACGACATCGACCTAGACGACGAAACCGCATAGGTAACGTCCGCGTAACGCTGTAGCGTTACGTGTGTGGCGCTCTCCACATCGTCCGCCCATGCGCTAATCCCGCCACGGGTCCGCGGACTCGCACGCGCCCTACTCCCAACACGCACAGGATGGGCCACCCTCATCGAAGGAGCCGGGATCGCCGCGATCGTGTACGGCATCCACCTGTGGACAACCGCCGGCGCGTACGTCGCGGCCGGGGTGCTGTTGGTGCTTGAGGCGTACGCGGTGGAGCATCGTTGAGTCTCCTCGGGGCGCTTCTCCGCGACCGCGACCCGGTCGAAGAACGCACCATCAACAGTTCGGACGTTCCGTGGTCGCAGATGGAAGGCTACTTCGGCCCTGCCGGGGTAAACGTCGACCGCGATTCGATGCTCGGCGTGTCGGCGGTGTGGGCGTGCGTGTCGCTCATCTCGGATTCCATCGCGACTCTGCCGGTGAAAATGTACGCCCCCGGCGTTGATGGGGCCGCCGATCAGCCGTTGTCTGATCCTCCACCGGGCTGGCTTGAAGATCCGAACCCGGAGCAGACGATCGTTGATTTCAAGTTCGGCACCGTCGCCAGCCTGCTTCTGCACGGCAACGCGTACGTCTACTTGGTCCGCGACCGGAAAATGAACATCGTTGAAGCGTGGATTCTTGACCCGCGATGGGTACAAGTCCGCCGCGAATACCAGCCCGACGGATCGCTCGCCCTCAACTACTACGTCCAGGTCGGCAAAGGGATGCAGTCGCCCGTTGGCCCGTTCAAGGTTCCGGCGGGCCCGGACATGTTCCACATCATGGCGTTCCAGCCCAACTCGTCATGGCCGATGGGCATCAGCCCTCTCGATAACGCCCGGATGATGTGGGGAGCCGCGATCGCGGGACAAGAGATGGGAACCAGGTGGTTTTCGCAGGGATTCAACGCCGCCGGCGTCATCGAAACGGCCGACGATATGACGTTGGAGCAGGCGAAAGGGATCAAGCAGGGATTCGCGGACGCAAACACCGGCGGCCCCCGGAAGATGCACTACCCGCCTGTGTTGACGGGTGGCGCGTCGTGGAAACAGATCCAGATCAGCCCGGAACAGGCCCAGTTTTTGCAGCAGCGCCAGTTCGCCGTCGACGAGATCGCGCGGTGGTTCCGAGTGCCTCCCCACATGATCGGCAACCTCGAAAAAACCACTAGCTGGGGCAGTGGGATTGAGGAGCAGACGATCGGGTTTGTGAAGTTCACATGCCGTCCGTGGATTGAACGGATCGAGCACGCCTGGAACCGCCACATGATGGTTTTCGAGAAGGGACGGTTCCTCCGGTTTGACACGAAGGCGTTTGAGCGCGGCAATCTCGTCAACCAGGCCGATTTCTTCACGAAGATGCACGGCATCGGGATGGTCACCGCGAACGAGGGCCGCGGCGAGCTCGGGCTGCCGCCGTTCGACGGAGGCGACGAGCACTACTTCCCGGTGAACACGGCCCCGGTGGGGACGGAGCCCGTTACGCCGATCAAGGACAAGATCCAGATCGGAGAAAATCCGGCCGGGGCGGAAGTGCCTGCGCTGGCGAGCGACACGGTGGCGACATGACCGACCTCCGCACCGTCCAGCTTCCCGGCATCGACGCCCGCGATTACGCCATCGACTTCACCGGATCGAGTGATAGCACGACGGCGTTGCAGCAGCTTCTCCGCGATGTCGTCCAATACACCGTCGCGGGATCTGCGGTCGCTACGCGCACGTCTTTGCCTTCCGGTCTTATCGCGACAACCGCGCCGGTCCTTGTCCCGTTCACGAAAACCGATGTGGGCGGATCATCGAACACGCGGTTGCTCGATGCGTTTGGGTGTCGGATCGTCCCGAACTTCTCGTACGGCGACGTAATCAAGTTCTACATCCCGCAGACGTTGGCCGGCGATCAGACGGGGCAGACGGGGGCGTCGGGCGCGAACATCGGGTCGGGACAGACGGCGATCAAGGTTACGACGTCGACGGACTTCTCGTCTCTGACGACTCCGTTCACGGTTCAGTGTGAGTTGGAGCAGATGACGGTGACGAATGTGTCGGGGACGACATGGACAGTGACCCGTGCCGCGAACGGCACGTCGGCGGCGACACACGCGCGGTGGACGCCGATCGCGTTGAAGATCACGGCTGGCTGGATGGACGTCAACGGCCTCGCGATCAGCGGCACGAACGCGCCGTCGGCGGTCGCTACCACCACGCTGCAAGCGGCGGTCAGCAGCAGCGGTGCGACGACGATCTCGGTGAACGCCCCGTCCGGGGGTTCATTCCCGATCGACTCGCCGTTCGCGATCTTTGTGTCGGACGGGACGCATGAGGAGCCGATGCTTGTCACGGCCGGGGTTACGAACAGCGGAACGCAGACGTGGACAGTGACCCGCAACTACGGCGGGTCGGGGAGCGCGCAGTCGTCGATCAGTAACGGCGCGACGGTCACGATGCAGAACGCGATGTTCCGTCTTCACGGGTCGGCGACGGGGAACGGCTTGACGTGGCTGCACAAGTTCACGTTCCGCGGCCTCAACTTTCAGGAGCACATGGGGCACGGGCTTGTGCAGGAGGGCAACACGTTCGAGAACGCCGTCATCACGCCGCACATTCAGGCGTCGGCGTCGAACACGCTCGGCGCGAACCTTCTCCTCCAAAACATCGGGAGTGCGGGCGTCTCGAGCATCGACGTGTATGGCGGCACGATGAACCAGGGACGCCGCGGTTTGCACTCGATCAGCGCGACGGAGCTCAAGGTGTTTGGCGGGACGTATCTCGCGGCGTACAAGGAAGGCATCGCGGCGATCTCGTCGTTCAACACCGAGATCTACGGCCCCCACATGGAGCGGAACTACCAGTCGGGCATCAAGAAGGGCGCCGGCGACAACGGGTCAGGGTGGGACTCCACCTCGACGAACCAGGCGGCCATCTATCTCGTCGGCGGCGGGAAGGTGGACGGTGCGCTGGGGACGAGCATCGACACGCAACGGTACGTCGTCCGCGGGTTCGTCAGCCGTTCCCTCACGATCAGCGGCGGTTACTGCTTCTCGAACATCGACTATTTCGCGAGGATCGAGGGGTCGGGCGGCCAGGTAACGATCTCGGGGGTCAAGGGTGGAGACGCGAACGCCACGACCGGGAGCGGCGGCGGCACCACATCCAAAGACGATAGCGGAGCCTCTACGGGTGTGTGGCATGACGGATCGGCTGGTGCCGTGCCGATCATGGGCGTCCAGAACACCGGGCTGTCCGGCATCAAGATGGCAAACAGCGGCCGGATTCTGGGACTCGGGGCTGGCACGGTGTCGGGTGAGGCTGCCGCGGTAAGTCTCAACTCGTTCACGGACTTCGCGGCCGCGGCCACGGATCTCAACATGAATAGCTTTCACATCACCACGCTTGCCGCGGCCACTTCAGCGGGGCACGCGGTCAGGTACGAGCAGCTATTCAGCAACAGCGCGGTCATCAGCGCGATCTTCCCGTGGATCAAGGACATCCAGTATTTCGGCCCGACCCCGTCAGGAACGTGGAACAAGCCGACCGTGGGAACGATGGCGCTCATCATCGCGCAGGGAGCAGGCGGCGGCGGCGGCGGCGGGTCGAGGGGAGCGTCGAGCATTTACGGCGGCGCAGGCGGTGGCTGCGGCACCCGGAGCGCGGTGTGGTTGCCGCTCGCCGCTCTCGCGAATAACTACACCGTCCAGGTCGGCGCGGGCGGCGCCGGCGGCACAGGCGCATCATCCGGCACAGCCGGAACGGGCGGCGACGGATCACGGGCAACCATCTTCGACACCAGCGGCGTCATCCTCAGCGTCCCAGTCGGGACCGGAGGGCAGGGCGGCGGTACGGTATCGCCGTCAGCAGGAACGGGCGGCGGCGGGGCCACCACAAACGCGCCATCCGGCTACACCATCACCCCCTCCACCACAAACGGCGCTTCCGGCGGCGGATCGTCCATAACCACCGTCGGATCGAATGGCACCACTGGCGGCGGCGGCGGCGCAGGCGGCATCACGTCGGGCGCAGCATCGTCAGGCGCAGGCGGAGCAGGGTCAGTCTCCACAGCATCCCTCCCCGTCGTCTCCGCGATCGCGGGCAGCACAAATGTCGTTGCTGGAATGGGGGGCGGATTCTGGGGAATCCCCAGCAGCCAGTTCTTTGTGATGGGTGGAGCGGGAGCCCAATCGTCCGGTGCGGCAAGCCCAGGGACCGGAGCGCCGGGCATGTTCGGCGGCGGCGGCGGCGGTTCCGGCAGCCGCGTCACAGCCGGGACAGCGCCGAACGGCGGCGCAGGCGGCGACGGATACCTCATGGTGATCGTCTACTAATGGCCCACCCACGCGACCACATACTCCCCCTCTCCTACCTCGGCTCAGCCGCACAAACCGACGTAACACAGGTAACGGTAAAAGTCCGCGTCAACGGCGGCGCAGCAACCACCTACTCGAGCGTCACGTCGCCGGCGATCACACAAAACGCCGACAACACCAGCCTGTACGAGCTCGACATTGCCGCCAACACGTACGCGGACGGCGACAGGGTTGCGCGCACCTGGTACTACAACTCGGTTGTCCAGACCGGCGCGGTCGAAGTAATCGCGCCAGCCTCAGTCGACGGATCCTTCTACACCACCGCCAGAGGAACGAAACTCGACCAACTTGACGCCGCCGTCTCCAGCCGCAGCACCTACGCCGGCGGTGACACGGCAGGAACGACCACGCTCCTCTCCCGGCTGTCCGCGACACGGGCCGGGTATCTCGACAACCTCACCAACCTCGACGCCACCATCAGCAGCATCGCCACCGCCATCACCGCCGTCCCCGCCGCAGTATGGAACGCACTCACTTCCGGCTTGTCCACGGTCGGCAGCATCGGGAAACTCCTCGTCACGAACGTCGATACCACTGTGTCGTCTAGGGCGTCCGCAGCGTCTCTCGGGTCGGCATCGGTCACTCTCGTCAGTCCTGTCCTTTCGTCCGGCGTGGTCGATCTCATCAGCGGCGACGACTACAAATCGGTCGATGGTCGCGCTCTCACCTGGACATCCACGTCGTTCCCTGATCTCACTTCCGGGTCGGTCAGTCTCATCACTGTCATGGCTCCCACGCAGGCCACCACGACATTCCAGGGGTCGGTCACGTCCGCGACTAGCTGCATGGTTGAGTTGACCGCGGCACAGTCGGGGTCGCTGGCGACGGGTAACGGTCGGTACGCCGTCCGCGTCACACTCGCAGACACCCACATCGTTACGCTTGTTAATGGGCCTGTCAGGGTCAGGCCGGAGCCTCCACCGTCCGTATAGGCGGGTAACTTTTGCGTAACGTGAAGCCGCAAGAGTCACGCGCATGTAAAGGCACCGTCGAAGTACGGCAGGGCACAAACGGACCCATGATCGTCGGGTACGCCGCCGTGTTCAACAGCGACAGTTCAGACATGGGCTTCATCGAGCAGGTCGATCCTGGCGCGTTCACGAAGACGGTGCAGGAAGCCGACGTGCGCGGCCTCGCGAACCATGACTGCAACTGGCTTCTCGGCCGCTCCAAAGCCGGAACATGTCGCGTCATCACTGACAGCACCGGCCTGTTCTACGAGATCGACGTGAATACGTCCGACCCGGACGGGCAGCGCGCACTCGCGAAAGTGCAGCGCGGCGACTGGGACGGATCATCGTTCAGCTTCACCACCGTCCGGGATGAGTGGAACTGGGAAGCGTCCCCGCCGCAACGCCGACTCCTCGAAGTCGCGCTCATCGACGTAGGCCCAGTCACCTACCCGGCATACCCGGACGCCACCGCCACATCCCGCGCGTTGCAGCCGGTCGCGGACAAGCTCGGCAAGCCAGTCGGTGAGCTTGTATCGGCGCTCGGAACTGGGGAGATCCGCTCAATCGTTAACGGAGGAAACATGGACACCGAAACAACCACGCCCGAGGCCGACGAGGTGGTTGCGCCGGCCGAAACCGAGACGGAGGATAGGTCGGGGAAGATGCTGTCCGCGAAGAACCTCTCCATCCTCGAGGGCATCTCGTCGCAGATCCGCGACCTCATCGACACGGCGAAGTCGCTGGGAACGGTCGAAGGCGAAGTCACGGACGGGTACGACCTCGTCGATGACGGCGAACCCGACGAAAACAACACTCGTAGTGTGTCTCTGCTTGACGCGGAGATGGAGATGCGTCGCCGCTCGATCGAGTACGACGTCGCTGCGTAACCTGTTCGCGTTACGTCCGAGTCACTAGCTACCGTTCAAGCCACTGAGCCGCCCCTGTTTGGGGCACTCATGGCAGACGAGTAGGCCACCCGCCGACGGGCTGGGCCGGCCGAGGCAGAAGCCGAGAACAACATCAATGTTTCTCGAACCCTGAAAGGGGCTTCAGCCTTATGTACCAGGAAATGCAGGAACGTCTCCTCGAAGGCCGCGCACGCGCCTGGGGAGAGTTCCAGAACTTCTACAAGGAAGCGCGGGACCGCGCCACGTCCGACGGACGGCTTACTGCTGACGACCAGCAGGAGTACGAGCGCCGGACGGCCGACCTCGACGACTACGACGCACGTCTGAAGGACACGAAGGACAGGCTTGTCGGTGAGCGGCAGGCCGACGAGTACCGTTCCGAGGCCGAGGCGTTTGTCCGGCCCGAACACCAGCCCGAAGGTTCCGACGACTGGGCCGTGCAGGAGAAGCGGCTTACCGACTTCTTCACTGGCAAGCCCGGCGACGGCAAGCCCGACAGCATCGAGATCTCGTTCCGCGGCCTCGATACCGACAACTGGGAGAACGGACGCCGCATCATCCGCGAGTCGCGGTCGCTCAGCCCGATGCTCGGAGAGTCCCGGACGGGACTGACCGACTCGACGGGCGGTCAGGGCGGCGGCTACACGTTCGGTCCGTCGTTCCGTTCCGTGCTGTACCAGCACCTTGTGTTCCACAGCGCGATCCGGCAGACACGGGCAACGATCCTCACCACCGGCGGCGGCGAGAACCTCCTCCTGCCGAAGACGACCGACCATTCGGCCGCAGGCACCA